AATCACCTTGATCGCCGGGCGGTTCTGGCGCATCGATCCGATAACCTTGCGAACCGTGTCACCGATGCGGTCAATGGTCAGCGCCGGGCGCCCTTCGCGCTCTCGCTCCTGGCGGTCTTTGTCTTCCCACTGTTCGATGGCATAAGAAAAACGCAGGTCGTCAAGCATCTCACGGCGCTGATCGTATTCCGCCTCAAAAGCATGTTCGAACAGCCGCTTGCTTTCCTCGATCAGCTTGGATTTGCTGCGGTTGTAGTCTTTAGATTTCCGATAATCCATCTTGGCTTTTCGCAGACTCCTGTAGTTCTTCCATAATTGACAGAATGGCGTTCCGCCGCTCTGATGGTGTTGGCTCTAGCCCTAAGTTTTTTACAGCCTCATCGTAAAGTGCTACGGCCTGCGCCCTACGGCGCTTTGCATCTTCGCTCATCCCATCCAGCCCCCCGCAGCACTCGGTGAATCGTATAGGTCGCTGTAGTCTTGTGAAGACGGCACCTCATGCGCCACACACATCAGGCCGAACGCATCAGCGCCGTGTGACGCCCAATCGTGCATCGGGCCTAATCCGATATTGCGGGTTTCATCTTTCTTTTCGTGATACCAGCCCAGCGCATCTAACCCGCCCTGGCAGCGCTCATCGTCAAACCACATCGACGGGAACAGCCTGCGGCCTTCCTCAATGCGCTTTGCCGCAGCACCCTTGCCCTGATTGGGAATTACGGTAACACCGTACCCCGCCTGCTTTAGCGCAGACTCGTATGACACGTCATAGACCTTGTCGTTGGTGGCCCCGTCATGCGGCAACCAGATCGACGCTCGCTCAGGCGTATAGCCCTGCGTCCGCATCCAGTTGAGATGCGCGCCTAGCGGCTGGCCTTGGGACTCGTAATAGTTCAGCACCCTGATTTCCTGGCCGATGAACTGTGCAGCCCATATAGCGAACGCATCCGATTTAGCACCCGTGCCGCCGATGTCACAGAACAGCCTCACCGTCATCAGCGGATCTTCAGCGACCCGGCCTACGCGACCCTCCTGCCTAGCCCTGGCTAAGTGTTCAGCGTAGTAGGCGCCCTCTGCCACCGTGATATAGCCACCTTCCCAGATGTGGTCATACTGATCCGGGTTATCGCGCAGGCAGTCATCGCGTTCTTGCTTCAGCACATCGGGAAACCAGGGGTTGTCTACCCAGTTGGCTCGCACAACCGTGGAATTCGTTGGCGGCTGGCCCTGGCGCAACATATCGTCCACCGGATCAGTCTTCCGCCTGGGATTCCAGCTAAACCATAGCTCTGAACCCTCTGCGCGTATCGTCGGCCGCAGTAGCCGCAGAGAGGTAGCCGATAATGTTTGTGCTTCCTCGACCCAGGCACGGTCAAAGCCTTCTAGCGACTTGATCGATTCCGCAGTGTGGTCCTGCATCCCCTGGAACAGAATCACGCCACCGCCTGGTGTGCGGATCTCATCGTTGACCACACTAAAGCCCGGCGCCTGCAGCGCTTCAATCTTGTCTTCAATCAGACGCTTCGCTGACTCTTTCAGGCTTTTCTGCACCTCGCGGATGCATACAGCGCGCAGACCGTTGTGGGTAACCGCCTGGGACACCAATTCTTCCGCAAAGAAATGCGACTTACCGCTACCCCGTCCACCGTATGCGCCCTTGTACCGGGACGGTTTTAACAGCGGCTGAAACGCTCTAGCTGTCTGGCGTTCGAGGATCGACAATTGTGTTCTTGATCTCGGTTACCTTTGCCTCTACCTCTGCATCAATCTCGACTGCGGACAGGTCAGGTAACACTTTGTTAAGCAAAGCTTTTGCGGCATTAACTTGTTGCGCTGTCAGGTCAGCCTCGCCCATAGCGCAACTGTATAGACGGTTGATTAATTGGGATGCCTGAATCTTGTCTCTGGTGGCCTGGGTATGGCGGTATCCCATCTTTCTTCCAGCCATCAGATATCGCTCACCACTACCTCAAACTCCAGTACCTGCACGCTGCCGTCTGCGTAGGTTTCTTTGAGTTCGAACCGATGTGTGCCTACGCTGCTGCAAGTGACTTGTGCAGACCATAGATCCTCGGTCAGTACCTGTCCCCCGATAGAGATGCCATCATCAATGTTTTGAGCGGCGACAGTGCTGATCGTGGTGCTATGCGTTCGCTCATAAGGCTTAACACTGTGGCTAACGTTGAACACATCGCCCTTGTGCGCCTCATATCGCTGGAACACGCCATCTGGCTTAGACTTTTGAAGGGGCATTAGTTCTCCGAATCTCTACTTCGCTTATCGTGTGGCGTTTGGTTGATGGACTCGCACTGCTGCGGATTGCTACGGGACTCAGCGTATGGCGGTTTGATCGCACCGCGTCGGCCAAAACGACAACGTTGCCGGCCAATGTGTTGTTGTCTTGCGTTTCCGACAGTGTGCCGGTGGCGTCCGTAATAACCGTGCCACTCGCAGCAAGTGTGTCGGCATCTTCACTGGCGCTGACTGTGCCGGCGATGGTGACCGTGCCAGAGGCGCTGACCGTGTTATTGTCTTGAACCACAGACAATGTGCCTGCGCCTGACGATACAGCCGTACCGCTCGCCGCCAGCGTGTTGTCGGCCTGCGTTTCTGCGACAGTACCCGCAATCGACATCGTGCCGGATGCCGCCAGAGTCTGGTTGTCTTGCGACTCAGAAACAGATCCTGATATTGCGACTGTGCCGGATGCGGCACTGGTATCAGCGGCCTCGGTTTCGGCAACGCTACCCGAAATGATTAGCGAACCGCTCGCCGCTAGTGTCTGCGCCGCCTGGGTTTCACTCAGGGAGCCGGTGACATTAACGATTACCGAGCCAGACGCGGTTGAAGTGTTGCTATCTTGCGTTTCAGCAAGTGTGCCAGTTACTGTGACCGAGCCAGATATCGCGGCCGTTTGATTGGCCTGAGTTTCTGCAACCGTACCAGTAACGCTGACGGAACCGCTTGCCGACAGTGTTTGGTCTGCCTGGGTTTCCGCCAAGGTGCCTGTGACTGAAACACCGCCGCCCTCCAGCGTGTCCAGGTTGATCGCATTGAAGCCAACCCAGCTGGGCTGAGTCGTTACGTCTTCTGAGGACGAGTTCCGCACATGCCGGTAGCCCACCGTGTCGCTGCTCGTCGCAGCATAGGCACCAACCGAGTTATACGATGATCCGAGTGTGCCATCACCTACATCACCACGGTTAAAATTACCGTGGATGCCGACTGGCGACTGAGTAGTGCCGCCGACTGTAAACGAACCTTCACCCTCCCAGCGGGTAAAGGAACTGACGGTTTCTCGCGCCTGACCGACGTTCGCAAACAGCAGAACATCCATCGACTGCACGATATTGACTGCCGTGTCAGATGACCGCGTAAACGATGCACTGTCGTTAAAGGCTATGTCAGACGTTGCGGAAATCGTCAGGTCGGTGTTAGCAGACGTTAGTGCCTGCTCCGCAGTGCCGTCTTCCGAATGGAAAACTTCTGCGCTATCGTTTAGCTCGACTACGACAATTGCGTGGGCGCCAGCCGTTACCGTTGTACCCCCGTCCGCGTCTGCGCCACCCTCACCCGCAGCAATGCCGTCACCCCGATACGCGAAAACATCGATGGTTTTTGATGCGGCTGAGGTTTCGTAAAGGCTCATGAACGACGAACCGATTCTGTCGTTCGATGTGTTACGGATGTACATGCAGCTTTTTGCTGCATCATCCTTGGTGCCATCCTCGCGGAAACCACACCAACGCTGCGTGCGGGTACTAAAACTTGAATCGAACAGCGAAACACTGCCCATAGCCAGGTAGCGTTTGTTGCTGCCGGTTACCGTTACCGTGTTCGATGACATCGTAATATTTGTGCCATCGGTGCCGCTGAAACCAGTCATCTGCGTTGGCGTAGTCCCGCCGGGCAGAGATGTGCTGGTTGACGTATATACCCCGACATCCGAGTACGACAGGGGTATTACCTGAAGAAATGACCTTGATGTACCGCCTGTGGGCGGATCTGAATCACGGACAAACTGAAACTGTAGCTGCGCACTTGCCGATGGGTTGTCAATAAACGCCCAGCCGGAAGCATACGATTGATTGTTAGAGGAGTCGCGGGTATAGCCACCAGCTACGGCAGAGGCAAAGTTTCCGGTTCCAGAGGTTTGGACTATTCGCCCAGATGACTGTGACCGCCCACTGGATGTGTCTGTGAGTTCAAAGCCCCAGGTTACTAGATAGCCATCACCCTCAGCGCTGGCAGGCAGCGTCAGCGTGCTGGTCGATGAAGCCCAGCCATAAACCGTTCCATCGTTCCGATCAGTTGTCGGAAAGAGTCCGTTCGGCGCCGCCCACGATGTCGTTGGGACAAGACTGGTTGCGCCCCCTGTGACTGTCAGAATGTTAGCCACGGGGAGAGGTTACTAGCTGTTGCCGGCGGTGATTACGAAAGACGTAATTTCTAAAGTTGCACCAGAGCTGATCGAAACCGTCGACAAATTAAGGTCGCTGCCAGAGGTGCCGACATCACCATCGGCCACGAAATTTGCGTCACTGTCTTCAACACGAAACCATGTGGCTGTGCCTGTTGCCGCTGCGGTGCCAGATGTGATGCTCGCCGCTGTAATCGTGCCACTGCTGGCTGCACCAAACGCGGTTGCGCTGAAGGTCAGCGTTCCTAACAGCGTGTTTCCACTGAGAGCGCCGCCAGTTGCAGGCCGCGTCCCGGTATAAAGTTTGATCGTACCCGCGCCTGACCCGGCGTTAACCGCGTCATCGATTGCGTCGAGTTGCGCGTTGCGCAGCGTGGTCGCATATGCCAAAGCCATTGCATTTCCCTTTGTGAAAATTTAATTAAAAGACTGCTTTATCTTTGCTGATAAAACTTAAAGCCGATTGTGTTTAACCCAGGATTTGGCGAACACAATGACCCATTGCTATCGTGATCGATCATCAAACGCCTGTATTCAATGCCGGTGCGCATGTTCAGTTGGGAACATTGAACAGGCTCTAAATCTTGCGTGATGAGGTAACTCGGACCAGCCTTCAGGTTGAGCGGTCCAAAACCGAAACGCTTGACGATGGCAATCTGCGGATGCCTGCCGATCATCTGAAAAGAA